AGAGTTTGGGATAAGGTTTTAATCATGGGAAAATATTCTGAAATGCTTCTTGGTCCACAAGCGGCGCCGACCACAAAAGAGACAACCCCCAAACCTGGGAAGTGGTCAAAGATGCTTTTAGGCGGCGGTTTGCCTAAACCAGAAAAGCAATGGATCGAGCAACCAGACAGGACGCCAACTGGTGGAATCAGCGCTATAACCGGGAAACCTATTACCGAATTAACCGGAAACCCAGCCTATAAACCAGCCTCTTGGAAAGCGTTGTCAAAGGCTGGTTTTGTAGACAACAACGAGGCCAAATTTAAAATTTTTGCCGAGGCCAGGGGGATTAACCCGAGCCGATACGAAGAAAAAAACGGGAAAATATGGTTTGAGGGGGATGACGGGAATATGTATCCGGAAACCCCTAAGGAATTTGATTCTATCATCAAAAAAATGGTGGCGGAATTGCCATCTGAAGGGCTTGCAGACATTGGGGCCGGGATAGGGGCCGCCTCCCCTGTTCCTGGCGGTGCGGTCCTTGGTGCCGCCGGAGGGGAGTTTATCCGGAAGCAAATAGGCGGAGCCATGGGCGACGAACAGACCGCAGGAGACTACGCGCAAGACATGGGCATACAGGCAATTTTTGCCGGGTTAGATTCTGGGGTCGCTAAAAAACTCATGTCCCTGCTGAACTCTGGTAAAATCAAAAAAGCAACCGGCGGGAAGCTGACCAGTGGCCTTACAAAAGAAATTGGAGATATCTCAGACGCCCAGAGAATTACCGGGCGATCTGTCAGAAAAAAGGGGGAGGATATCGGGGTGGATGTTATGCCCCACCAGGCCATGGACGACCCAACATTGACCGGATATTATTCCATGCTCAGAGATAACCCGAAGACCGCCCGACAAGTCAGAATGGCAGACGATAAGCTTGAAAATCAGGTCGAAAACGCCTCCAGGGATTTGGTGCTTGACATATCTCCAAACGAAACAGATGCCCATGAAGTCGGGTCCAGATTATCAGCTGCCGGAGATGAAATTTTAAACAGGATGCGTAAAGAACGGTCTGATTTGGCTGCCCCGTCTTATAAAAAAGCATACGAGAGTGGGGTTGAGGTCGATGTGCAACCAGTTATTGACGAAGTGGTCAGACTAAAAAAACAAACAAAGCCGGGGATGAAAGCGCATAGCGCACTGACAAAAGTTGAAAAATGGCTGTTTAAAAAAGGTGATGATGGAAAACTTGTACCTGAAACAGATATAAAAATTTTAGATAATGCCAAAATTGAAATTGATCAAATATTGAACGCGCCAGCTAAAGACTCTGTGCAAGGCCGGATGAGAAGAAAATTAAAACAGGTCAAAGATCAATTGACCACCCAAACAGACACAGTATCTCCAGATTATCAAAAGGCCCGTAAAATATTTGAACTTGCATCCCCCGAAATAACCAAAACAGAAAACGGTATCATCGGGGCCTTGGCCGGGATGAAAACAGAAAATGTAAAAGAGGCGGCAATCAAAAAGATATTTTCTTCCCCCCGGTCTATCCGTGTTGCAAAGCGCCACATCGAAAAAGCAGACCCAGAATTATGGAGGGATGCAGTTGCAGAGTATTTCAGGGACTCTTTTGAAAAGTCTGCCAAAGTCGCGCAGGGATCAGGCGGGAAGGTTTTAAACCGCCCGGGGAAATATTCTTCTAAGATGTGGGATTTGTCCGACCAAAGAAAACTAAAATTTGCAACCGAAGGGATGAAAGATGCAAACGGTCAACCGCTCTATGAACGGATTGAAGATTTTTTTGAAGTCATGCAAAAGGCTTCTATCGGGCAGGGCAAGGAGTCTGCCACCCAGCCCCGGCAGAAAATGGAAAAAGAACTCCAGGGGATTGCCGGTAAAGCTTCAGCAAATTTGGGGAATCTGCAAACCGCAGCGATTAATATGTTTTTTCAGGGTACAAAAGACAAGGCTTTTGACCGTAACGCAAAACGCCTCCTTGATCTTATGCAGACTCAGGAGGGTGTTGAATTGATAGCAAAGGCCAAGGGGTATGGGCCAGGAACGGAACAAAGGATAAAGGCGGCAACGGTTTTGCTTTTAATGGCGACAGAAACAAATGCAGAAAAAATAAAAGAAGCGGTGGGTGCTATTGATGAATAATGCCACACTTTTGCAACCCCAGAATTATAAAATAAAACGGCAAGCCAACAAGGAACCCGATACACCCGCCTACACACATACCACCAAGGGTCCAATGAATTGGCGCCATAGCAAAAAGAAACCCAGAGGTGAAGTGGACAATAACCCCTATATTAATCATGGCAAGGCAAAGAAACGGTTTTTCGTTGCCAATAAACCAGCGATAAGCAGAAATCAATTTTGTCATAATATATGATATTAACAGATTATACAGGAGTAAGCAAATGCAAAAAGTAAAATTTATCTTAATTTCGGTCACGGTAATGTGCATCACAATCGTTTCAGCCTGGGCAATTATGCCACCAATCGGGCAAGACATAACAACCACAGGCTATGTCGCTGTGAGGCTCCCGGCTGGGTATGGATGTTCATCATATGGTCTGGTGGCTTATGACGGAGCGGCTTATTATATCGCATCAAAAAGCGATGGGTCAGACGGAGAATTATATCCAGCTGGGTTCAGGTTCACATCAAACGAGAAATATTCGGCGTCAAATGAGGGGACTGTTATTTGCTATGCGAAAGGCACCACATCCACAAGGATAGTCGGTCTTTTCGTGTGGTAATAAAATCAACTTAGTGAGGAATAATATGGATTTTTTGAAACGAATATTAATCGCCGCTCTCCTGGCCCTGATGATTACCGGGGTTGCTTTTGCCGGGATCGAGATCATGGGCGGTCCATTCAAATTGGGTGGGCGGGGGTTGCAGTTTTATCAGTCAACCGTTACGGCCAGCCCAACATCGTATTGGAATACGGCAATGACAGCCTATTGGAGCACAGCAATGACAGCCTATTGGAGCACAGCAATGAACACGGAGGTGCCAGAATGAGAAAAATTTTAGCTTTGATTGTGGTTTTTATAATGGTGGCCTCGGTTGCGTATTCTGCACAGCAGACACCAGTTTCAACGGATACTTTTTCAGAGGCAATGGGGAAGATCGACAATAACGATGATGATGCTTATTCTCATGCAGGATCGACATCGAACCCCCACACGGTTACAGCAGAACAACTTAGTCTCGGAAATGTAGACAACACATCCGATGCAGACAAACCTGTTTCCACGGCACAGCAGACGGCTTTAGATCTAAAACAAAACATCTTAACCGAGGGCGCTTTTGTAGACGGGGATAAAACAAACCTTGACAATCAAAGCGGGACGAATACGGGGGATCAGGATTTATCCGGCAAGCAGGATGCAGACGATGACCTCACAGACCTTGCAGACGGAACCCTATCAGGCTCAAAGTTAGGCACCCCATCAAACTCAAAAGGAGCATTACCTACCACGAGCGGGGTCACGGACGGGTACGTCCCGAAAAAACAATCTGATGGTTCGGTGGCATGGGCGGCAGATTCAACCGGCGCAGGTGGTGATCAGCTTGTGGATGTTGTAACCACATCCCCTATCTTGATTAATGGCGGGGCAAACGTCAATGATATTCTTCCGGGGTCTGATGCGGATATAACAATCTCTATGCCAGCCGCTACAAACTCAACCCCAGGACACGCAACGGCGGAACAGATAACGGCTATTGAGGCGAACTCAGCTAAAACAACATACCCTGGACCAACAGCCTGGGACGACATTGTCGACCCCGATGCCGCCAGCGAAATAGACACAGGAACCCATATTACTGAATTGAATGTCGATGATTTTCGAATCGGTGACGGTGGTTTGAATTACATCAAGTTTTCGGATACTGGTATAACGCTTCATGGCTCTTACGCTATCACCATGGATTTCACTTTTGCCGATCAATCCACATCCCCCGATAGTGTTGGGTTGCTCTTGTATGACAACGATGTCACAGGTTTAGACGATGGAGCATTTGCATACTATGATGATGACGAGGTTAAGTATTTCCTTGACTATGCGACTTTGCCGTCAACTGACGGGCAGATTGTAATTTATAATGCCACCACAGACAAGTGGGTTCCGTTGGTTTTGTCTGGTGATGCGACCATTACGAATGGTGGGGTTTTGACCATCGAAGACGATGCTATCACACCAGCCAAAGTTGCTTCTGGCGCTTACGATGTAGGTACATCATTAGAAGCGAACACCTTAACCGAGGGAGGTCTTGCCGTTCCAGTCTCTTCCACAACTGCCAGGATCTGGACGGCAGACGATTGCTCAACCGTAACAGGCATGGCAACGGGGGATGTATGTTTCGAATATTAATATTTCTTTTTGTCCTGATCCCGGCGATTTGTTCTGCGGATGTATATAATGGCAGTTCATGGTTAGATGCAGACTGTAATTATTACAACGGTAGCTCTTGGGTTTCCTGCACTGGATATACATACAACGGAAGTTCCTGGGTGGAAGTTGATAACGCCGGAGACACCACAGCCCCCACATTTTCCAGCGCAACGATCAACGATACCGCCGCCACAGTGACACTATCTGAGGATGTTGTTATCACGGGCCTGGACGATGGGGATTTTGTTTTCACAGGCTCAGATGTTGGTGCCGTTGACTTGGAATCTTGTACCGAGGCGTCTGGGGTTATCTCTTGTACTGCTGCGAGTTCTTTTACATCGGATGATACCACGGTAACGGCTGCATACGGTGGCGATACTGGTGAGGTGGAAGACGTAGCGGGGAACAGTTTAGCTACGTTCTCAGGGTCGAGTGTGACGAATAATACGCCTGCTGCGGGTTCAGATGCCACAGTCCTTGAAGTAACTTTTGAGGGAGCAAGCGAATCGGCCCGATTGAAAAATCTTGTCGATGACGCAAGCCCAACAACGGTGGACGGAGCAACTACATCGACAAGCCCGTATGCTGGTACTTATTCGTATGATACTGAAAGTAATTCCAACGATCTCATTTATTCAATTTCTAATTTTGATCCAACTGATTTTGTTGTATCTTTTGCCTTTAAGATGCCGACTTACGCAAGTAGTGATCATATATGGATGGTGTATGTTGATAGTAGCAACTATATTAAACTGATGACTTCCGGCACAACCATTTCTGCAAATATTAACTTCGGTGGCACACTTGAGTATGTGGACGGAACTTCTGCGCTAAATGACGGAGACTGGCATACAATTGAACTGGTTGTTAATGGGACTTCTGCTACTTTATCTTTTGACGGAGAAGAAGAAGCCACAGACACAATATCTGGAACATGGGCAGGAACAGTAACGCAGGTTTATTGGGGTAGAGAATATGACGCATCAAGTGGATGTGATTGTTTGCTCGATAATTTAAAAATGACGGAAAATTAAAAATGAAAAAAACGGTTTTTATAATAATCATAATTCTTTTTTTTATTACAACTGCGTCTGCTGAAATAATATTCCAGGATGATTTTGACGACCATGATGATTGGGAAGTTGAATACCAGGCTGCGTCAGCGACATGGCCTACGGCGCAAACCTCAGATTTCCCTTCTGACAACCCCACAACCGGGGCAAGGATGATAGGGTACGATGGGCAGATAAGTGTTATAACCGGGCAGACAAACCCAAGAATGCAAATTACATCATCCGCAGCAAAAGGTGAGTCTGGTAAAGGGTTACGTATGCAATGCGAGGCCATCTATGGTGATGATGATACACATTCTGTATGGTACTCATCAAATCAAATATACTACACATTAACATCTACGCCAGGGGATACTGGATACTCAGAAATATGGATACAGATGTATAGACGGTATCAAACAGATTTTTACTCTAAAACAAGCGGTGCAAAGTATATGCACGTTTCGCATTTTTTTGGCAACGATCTAAACGACTGGCATTATGATAGTGCGAGTGATGTTGACCATGCCCCATTGATGGTGTTGTATACACGGACGTATGACGATAACGAGAGTTGCTGCGGCGATCAGCCGAATTATGATGATCTCAGCCAGGATTTTGAACCAGAACTCAAAACACTAATTGCCACCCATCCATACTCAACTAGACTTGACTACGATATTGATCTCCCATTGGATTGCGGTTCGTATTTTTCAGACAGTCAAAGCACGCTGTATTTTAATCCAACGTATGAGGGCGATACACAGTCGGGATCTTGGCAGGATGAAGGTAATTTCGGTGATGACAATTGGCATTACCATGAAGTTCATTTAAAAATGAACTCTTCAGCAGGGACCGCAGACGGTGAATATGCTTATTATATTGACGGTATTTGTCAATGGAAAATGTCGGATATTACTTTTGTAAAATCCGGTGAAACAATGGTTGGTTGGAATATGGTATCTCCCGGTGGCAATCAGGATTTCCATACATCAGTACCGGGCGGCGAAACATACTATTATGATATTGATGATTTCACTGTTTCTACGCATAGATTAAGCTCTGCGGATAACTCAACATCTTCCGGTGGTGCGGGATCAACCCACACAGGTTCAGCAGGGTCGAGAGTGATAGGGAACTAATTAATGCAATTAATTTACAAAAATTTATATAGAAAACAAGCAACTTAAATTCTAAAACAGTGGGGCTGGTATGAAAATTGACCCGGTAATTTCTTCTCTTGTTATTGTTCTGGTTGGTAAAATTTTATGGGATTGGTTCCGGTCTGGCCGGGTGGAAAAAGGGTCGTTGGTTACAACCGAACATTGTGATGAAATTCGGGAAAAGTGCTGCCTCCCGCAAATGAAAAAAGATGTTGGCATAATGGAAAAGCGGCTTGACTATGCGGAGAAGCGTCTTGATGAAGGGCACGAAAATTTTAAATCTTTTCGTCGAGATATATCTGATATTAAGGTTATTTTGGCCGGTATCCAGGGGGCAATGGAAAGTTTTTTAAAAGGCCAGAAATGAATCCGATCCAATTAAAAGCCCTGATCCAAAAAGTCCTTCTGGGAATGAATAAGTATTCCAGTGAGGCGGTTGAGCTGCTTATGCTCACCGCGGCCCAGGAAAGCCATTGTGGGGAATACATAACCCAGATCGGTGGAGGGCCAGCCCTTGGCATATTCCAAATGGAACCGGCCACAATGCGGGATATTTTTGACAACTATCTTAATTATAGAAAGCCTTTAAAACAATCCGTCGAGATGTTTTCTTCCGGGTCTGATCTTGACCTGGAAGGTAATATTCTTTTCCAAATTGCCCTGGCCCGTGTTCATTATTTGAGAGTGCCGGAAGCTATCCCGAAAAGACAGGATTTCCAAGGTAGTGATGCCGGGTTTGATCTTTATGTTTTTGCCATGGCTCGATACTGGAAAAAATATTGGAACACTGACAAGGGGAAGGGGACTGTCCGGGAGGCTTTTGATAATTACAACCGATATTATTTAGGGGGAGTGTAAAATGAAAAAGTTATTATTTGTGATTTCCTTGGTTTTATTGTTTCTACCTGGCTGCTTTGGTGGTGGGGCTCAAAAGATGATTGCAAATCAAAAAGAACTCATGTCACAGATACCGGACCATACTTTTTCTAAGTTTGAATACCACCGTGGCGGAGTTTATTCGTCTGCCCATATTGTCGCAAAGGGGGCGGCGAAGGTCGGAGAGTCTTTAGTGATAGAATCGGTCAACATGAATTTAAATTACGGCCCGGAAAATTTGACTATATCCTTGGAGGGGTATGGCCGGGATTTTGTGGCGCCTGACAAGGGGGAATGATGGATTTTTTAACTTGGGACACCAACGAACTTATAACCGCTTTCCTGCTCAATAATATGGTCTTGCTTTATATGATCCAGAAAATAGTCAAATACATTTCAAAGAAAACGCCATTTACCTGGGATGATGATCTTGCCCCATTCCTTGGGGATCTTGTTAAGGGTGTAAAAAAGGACAAGGTCCAGTGAAGCAAATAAAATACACAAAAGGCTATAAATATAGGCTCGAAGAATTGTATGAAAACGACACCCGCGTGGTGGGCTACGATATAGACACGACATGGATCAAGCTAAATGTTTTGGGTAGATTGACGTTGCTGCCTGGGTTTGCCTGGGACGGTCCTTCTGGCCCGACAGTAGATGATAATACAAATATGCGAGGGTCAGCGGAGCATGATGCCTTTTACAAGCTTATGAGAATGGGGTTAATCCCGTTGAGCGGGAGAGATGTGATTGACCGTTGGCTGCAATCGGTTTTGATTGAAGATGGTATGCCTGAGTTTCGGGCGGGATATTGGTATTCTGGTGTCCATAATTTTGCTGCCCAGGCCGCAAATCCAAAAAATAAAAAGAAAGTTTTTACTGCTCCTGAAATGGCGTAAAAATAAAAAGTTCCCCTCGGAGGGGCATCAAAATACAAAAAGGGTGCAGATTTTTCCGCACCCTTTAATTTTGTAAACGCTTTGCTGTTAAAGTTCCTGGCCGTTTGATCCAATCACTTTAATGTCGATCATTTTACCGCCATCCAGGCGGTAAGGGCATTTTTCAACATCCAGCAACCACGCTCTAAACCGCTTGCCTGTTGGGATTCTTCAAAATAAAATTTACACTGGTTTGTATATTTTTGCATGGTTTTATAAAAAAGTTCCCCTCGGAGGGGAGTCTATTTTCCATATCGGGGGTTATTATATTATTAAATTTATTTTTATTTTTCTTAACTTTTCCCTTGACATTGTATCCAATGGATACTATATTAAAACCATGAGCAGGACATAACCCACAAACAAGGAGATAAAACATGGGAAAATTAAACAAGGTTTTTGAAAACAGTAACGGCTCTGTTAATTTTAAAAACAATGAGATCGTTGTTATTTTAGCCAACAACATCACCGGATCAATGGCTTTTTCTTTGGAACTTGGTGGATTTGAAAGGAACCAAAAACTTGGGAACGCTTTCACTTTTACGCCAGCAGGTGACAACGAAAAAACAAGCATGATTAAAACTGCAATAAATTTTTTAGAAACCGTATAAAGGGGGTAAACAGCATGGCTATAGACGTAAGAGTAAACGGCATACCGTGGAAAGAGTTTAAAAATGTTGCCCACGCATCCAGGGATCTCGGATGTGGACATTACAACAACGGAGAATTTGATCTCACGCCAACAGAAATGGCTGAACACTTCTTGAAAGTTAGATCTGGCGATAATTTGGAAGAAATTCAGGAGATGGCTAAACAGTATCTTGCCGATGGGATTGATAGCTTCCATGTTGAGTGGATACCAGAAGAATCCTGGTAAAATTTTAATGTTATTTATCCCCAAGAGGGTTCCTATGAAAAAACCAATACATCCCAAACAGGCCCGGCTAACCCTGGGCCTCAACCAAACCAAAATGGCAGACGCAATGGGTTGCAGTCGTAGCACCTGGCTACATTGGGAAAGGGGGGAGCGTGATATTACCGCTGCACCTGCCCGGTTGCTCATGACTCTGTTATGGCTCCAATCAATTGACATACTTGACATTTACCTTACATTCTTTTCGGAAAAATCCGGTTAGTACATCAATTAACACCTTTTGCTGACAGCCTCTTGAAAGCTGATCACGTCTGCAGCTTCGATTTTCTGAATATCATCAAGAATCTTAATCCCTTTTGTTTTGATGGTGACCAATGACCGCAAATACAGATCAGTGGTGGTCAAGTTTCTGTGCCGTAAAATTTTGCTGATTTCCCCCAGGCTCAATTTATATGACAGAAGGGCGGCGATATGGTGCCGGATACAATGGAGTGTAAAATGTTTAATCGGTTCTCCATTTACCCTGGCTTTTTCGGTCAGTCTTGGCATGATCAGGTTCACCCACCATTTCTCAAGCTTATGGCCTTCAAAACTTAAAACATAGCCTTTGTGGGTTTTGTTTTTTGATTTTTCCAGCAACAAATCATAGAGGGTGGCTGTCATCTCAAGGGTATCATCATTTCTATCCCCGGCCCCACGTTTGCCTGTCCAGATCGTAATTGTTTTTTTCTCAAGGTCAACATCTTCCCATTTAAGGTTTCGGATTTCTCCGGCCCTGGCTGCCGTGTTGTATGCGATGACAATAATGTCATGCTCAAGGGGGGTTGCAACCTCTTTAATTGCCTCGATGTCTTCAGCGGGGGGAACATACCTTTTGAATTTTTTCTCTTTGTACGGGTCAATTTTTTTGGCTAAATTTTCCGACATGAGTTCCCTTTGAATGGCAAAATTGAAAAGGTTCCGCAGCTCCCGGCGGTATCTGTTCGCTGTTTTCCCTGGTTTTGAATCAAGAAATTCTTCTATTAAGATGATACTCAAGTCTTCGAGATAGGGGTCATGTTGCCAAAAATCTAAAGCCCCGTCAATAATATTCGCTTTCCAGGCACAAGTCGGGGCTTTATACCGTTTCACGCAATTCTTTAACCAGAGTTCTGAAATTTGGCCGAACGACCACCTCCTGTTTTCGGGCGGTGGGTTTTTTAGTTTTTCGGCGGTTCTTAATTCCCACGCCTTGGCCTCGTTCCAAGTTCTGAATGGGCTTTTTGTTTTTTGAGGATATCCCTTTAACTTGACCCGGCCTTTGTATTTCCCGTTTTTCATTTTCTCCGGCATTTTTCAGATGCTCCCATACCTCTTCCACATTAAATTTAACCCCACCAAAATTGACATGAGGCAGATCCTTCCATTTTTGATCAGCATACAGGAAAGACGTGCTGACTCCAAGGGCTTTCGATAATCCTTTAATGTCAACTATGTGTGGTCGGGGTCCAGTCAAGCTTTATCCTTTAATCCTTGATACAATGTTATAATTCATCCATGTTCCCCCTGTTTCTCAGTTGTAAAGAAATACTTTACAACTCATTTTGGATTCCCGAATCTCTTTAAATTAGATGTGCAAAATTCAATTAATTATATTATTTAATTGATTCGATTTTGTTAAAAAATTTTTATTGTATGAGGAAGAATAATTTCTTTTTGAGTTCTCCGTCCTTGAACAATACCAGAAATTATCTCAAACCCTGAAATCACCTTCCTGTATGATTCCACGCTTCTTGTATAGTTGTTAAACCCCGCTTTTCTTAACTCTTCCGCAAGTACCTCAAGGGCCGCATCTGCAACCAAAGTTGCCTCTTGTATTTTTGTGTCCATAAAAGCCTCTCTTTACATCAGACTCTTGCCTGACGTTTCTATATCGTTAAATTTATAGATCAGTTCCCCAAAATTCAGAAAACCCGTAACGCATTAATTCATGATTTTGATTCACTAAGTCTATGTTTTTTCTTTTAAATTTTACTGTTTGTTCGAATGATTCTTTAAAAATAATTTCAACACACAAGAGAACACAAGCTTCACAGATATATACTGATCCTGAGGTTGCTATAAGTTTTTTACACTCTGTATCTTCTTTGCCACAAAATGAACAATAAAAACCGCTCATACGCCCTCCTTTATTGCCTTTTCATCATCCTCATCCGGGGCCGCCAGAATATCATTGACGGCCATCCGGCACGCCTGTTTCTGGTGCGGATCCAGGCTTTAAAAAAATTTAGCAGCCGGGGTGCCTATTTCAAATTCCTGGCTGTATTTCCACATGGCGTATACAGCGACTTTGTGGCGGGTTTTCATGATAAATTCAATCTCCTTTTCCTTACAGCGTTTCGACTACTCACAACCTTAAACCCGTCTTCAAATTCAATCAAAGCGGAGTTCATACGGCTGGATCTAACCAGGACACGACAGGGTTGATTCTTTCTGTCTGGTAATTTTTTTTTCCAGAACCAGATATATGGGTAATCTTCCAAAACTCTTTCTCCTCTTAAGTTTTTATTATGTGAATAGCTCCAGCTGGGTTTCAACAGGTTTGCCTCTTTCCACCAGCACCAAGCCTATTTCTTCCATTCGCTCTGCTGTAAAATGCCGATCATGATCACGGTTATGCCACGCAAACTCCCCAGTCTTTGAATTAATCAGGGTATAAAGCTGGAGAGAGTATTGAGGACTGTCCCAATGGGGCTCTTGCTCAATATCTCTGACTCTGAACCTGCAATCCGGGTGTGTAGGCTCTGGTGTTGTGAATATGTCTCCTGGGCGGTATCGCATTTTTTTAATATCCAGTTACTTACATATTAAGATTCTTTTTTATAATCAGCAGAAAGATGGTGGATCCGGCAAGCATGACAAACGAAGATATAAACAAAATGCTTATCCCCCTCCTTTTTATACCGCTTCATTTCTTCCCCGCACTCTGAGCAGGTCATTGTTGGGTCAATTTCTTTGTCATTCATGCCGCCACCGCCCCGTAAACATCCTCCAAGCTCATCACCAGATAAACAGCCATAATCTTATGATACCGCCTGCTGTATTCCACCTGGACGACTTCCCCTTGGGATAACTCGACTAAGTGGATTGATTTTCTGCTGGATATTCTTTCCACCATAACAGACCGGCGTGTCTGGATTTGCTTGACCATACTGGCCCTTTGGTCGGGGTTGGTTTGGATTGAGTGTCTTTTCATGATACCCACCTCGTATAATCTTCCATCGCCTTCGCATGAGCTTCATCCAGCTCATATTTCGGGTCAAAAAATTCTTGGCACCAGACAGCCCGTTTCAAAACGGGATCAATATATTTCCAGTTTGACGGGTTGGTTTTGCTTCGGATATCGATTAATCCACAGACCAGGAATGATAGGGTTTCGATAACGCTGATATTTTCCCCTGAACAGATCTCTTCAACTTTGATTCCAATCTGGCGAACCTTAGAGTCGGTGAGGGGTGGAAACGGGTATCTACCAACAGCATCAAAGCCAGCTTCTTGGAGCTTCTGGCCTCTCCAGTGCATTGCATCTGTCCCGGTTGACTTTTGGATGATCTGGCCCAGGGCGGCTGCAAGGGATAGGGTGGCGAATACTTTGGTGCTGGGATTCATGGGCACCCCCAACTGATCAGCTCTTTAAGTTCATAAAACACCGGTATCCCGAGTGATTTTGCCCTGGCAATCTCCATATCAACTCCACCGCCTTTGCCGACTCCTGATATTACATATATTGCATCCGAAGATTCCATCCATTGCAGAGATGCGGCATAGAACATATCCTTTGTATAATCGCCGGTAGGATTGTCTGTAACAAACGAGGCATCCCACCATGGTGCGAATGGGGCGAAACCTATGCTGAACAGGTGAGCTGCTGCTTTTCTGCCGTAGCCTATATTTTTTAGGCCGTCGATTATGTTGTCAGATGAATAGTTGCCAGCGATATAAATTTTTAGTAGTCTCATGCCAGTTACTTCTCCTTTCCGAACAAGCTCAATTGTTCTGTGCTTGTTTCAGCTTTCAAAATATTTTTTACAGCACAACCAAAATATGATTTTTTCAGTTCAACCCCGATAAACTTTCGGTCCATTTTAACGGCCTGATATCCTTCTGAGCCTATCCCGGCAAACGGGCTTAAAACGATATCTCCGGGTTTGCTCCAAAGGACCAAGCACCTCTCGATCACGTCAAGCTGCAAAGGGCAAACATGCCGTTCATCCTTTTCTTCTCTGGCCCCAGCTTTGTTTAAAGTGTGGGTCTGTCGAATGTCCAGCCATACAGGGCTTGCGTATTTTCTCCAAACCTCATGGGAGAATACGCCTTTTTTTACGGCATCTTCCCCTGCATATGTTACCATTCCGTTTTCATGGGATATCAAGTTTTCGTTTTCCCCGGGCTTCCGCATAGTGACAATATAATCAGGCAGCCCTGGGCGGCACCTGGAAGAATCTTTACAGAGCTGTTTGTGCATCAGTCCAAGGGCCTTTGTCCTGGTGGCTTCAATTAGCGGATCTTTCCAGATTGTGACTTCCCCGTGAAAAATAAACCCGGAATCTTGAAACAACCTGATAATATTTCCCCGAAAATCTTTAAGCCCGATATACCCGTCCCTTTCTTTCATGGCCGGGATCTGCATACAATGGATTGACACAAGCCTGCCGTCCTGTATAACTCTAAAAAGCTCGTCCACGACAAACTTAAAATGAGTATAAAATTCTTCGTCTGTTTTACAGTTGCCTATATCCCGTTCGCTGTTTGAATATGTATATAAAGAGCTAAACGGTGGGGAAAAGATAGAATATCCGATTGAACTATCTGGCAGGCCCTCCAACACGTCTATGCAATCTCCATTGTACAGCGTCCAGCTTTCTCCTGATTCCTGTTCGACAACAACCATTCCGGCACCTCCATTTTTTTTGCGGGTTTATATTCGATGGTTTCTTTTTTTGAATTATTGATTTCCTGCCTTGACAGATCCCCCATGCAACGGATCATTTGTTTGAGCATGATATCTGCTTTCACCTCTTTCTCTTTGATGTTCGCAAGGACATTCCCCTCTTTCTCGGATATGACGATATGGACATTCACGGGCTTTTTCTGGCCGAATCTCCAGCATCTTCTAACGGCCTGGTAATATGCCTCGAAAGAATCTGAAAGCCCTACAAATACCATGTTATTACAGTGCTGCCAGTTCATCCCAAATTGAGCGATCTTTGGTTTAGTTGTTAATTTTTGGAAACCTCCATTTGAAAATCCAATCATTCGGGCTTCTTTTAATTCGTTTTTGTCGGACCCCTTCACTTCCACGCTATTTTCAACCAATTCGGATAACATAGCGCTTTCATCGTTCAAATCGCACCAATATAACCAAGGGTCTTTTGATCCGGCACTCAGCCCAGCAGCAAGACGGCACCTTTCGTCAAGACTGTCTCTCCTGGCCTGCCGTCTCTCGTTCAGGGTCCGGGCCATTTCGGGGAATAAATATCCTGCGTCTGCCTTTGATTTGACAATGTGCTGAGTGATATTCAGCGGCGGAAGGATGAATCCATCGTCTTTATACCCAATATCAGACGGCTTTTCGATCATAACGGCCCAGGTAGATAGCCACTTGAAAAACTCTTTTTCGGCGTGTCCTTTGAGTCTCCATTTTTGGGTTTCCCCGGCATCATGGACAAAATATGTTGAAAGCATTTCTGACCTTGAACAGATGTTGAGAAATTCGGCGTGATTGCCGATCTCTGTAAAGTCGTTGGGACTTGGTGTGGCTGAACAGCATAGTTTATATGGGGTGTTGTAAAACGATTCTATGATTTTATTTTTGAATTTCCCGGCAAAGTTTTTGAGTATAGAACTTTCGTCAAGGACAACCCCGGCAAAAATAGACGGGTCAATATTATGAAGCTGCTCGTAATTTGTAACCCTCAATATGCCGGATTGTTTTATCGAGACATCAATATTTGCCTTTTCGCCTTCTTTTTGCGTTTGGGCTGATACTGCCAATGGAGCAAGGATCAAGACGGGTCTGCCGGTGAATTTAACCACCTGATCGGCCCAAGACAATTGGATTAGTGTTTTCCCTAAACCGCATCCTGCCCAAACCGCACTATGTCCCTTTCTTATCGCCCATTTTGTAATGTCTCGCTGAAACGGGAATAGAATTTTTGGGAGATCCCCTGGTTCAAAGCCGACTGTTTGGATGGATTGGCCTTTACCCTTTATAAACTCAAGGTAATCCATTATCGAATCACCCCCATCCGCAGCCCCTTTTTCCAAGCATCAGCAATCTCAACCTGCCGGCACAATTCGGCCTGCTCGTTGATTAATTTTGTGGATCGGTATGTAAAAGGAATGATGTCAATCCGGGCCGGGTAGGTTGTGACGGTGCCGGGATTGTTTGAATTGACGCTGGAACAGCAAAAGCCAGTAATAGATAGGCTATTCTGGCTTTCTGAGTTTTGATTTTGCATGTCTGCCCTCCGATACTTTGGAGAGCGTGGCGGTCAACTTGGACGGCTGATCATGGGTATTATCTCATGGGAAAATTAAAAATGTCAACCAGTTTTATTTTTTATTCTGCTTCTATAGGTAAAACTGCCTATTTATCCCCCCCCCATGGCGTAGGCTTTATTTGGCAACGTCAAATGGATTACCCTTGACGGTATTTTTTCAGCCACAATCAGATAGGCGTCTGTCTCTATTAAATAATATACATTCGCAAATCGTTGGTGCCAGGCGGGGTGGTAAAATAGCATGTATTTTATACTGGTCTGTTCTTTGTTGTATTTTGCATCGGCAAAAACATCTATAAGCTGCTCCGGGGTCAAGTCAGTATAATCCATCACATTTGTGCCAGGCTTGAAAGTCGGGTTGGCGGAATAGATGATATTCCCGGTGATGTCAACTTCGAGGTTGTTGGGGCACAATCTTATCCGGCCTTGTCGTTTTCGTTTTTCTGTGCGCCCCCCAACGCCTTATTCTCGGCGGCCTCCTGTTGTTCATCGTACTCTTTCACATCACCTTTTATATCTGCCAGTATAGCTTCGTATTTTCTTGGATTGATCGTTTCCAGCCGGGCCAGGTACGAATTAAACATCAGCGCTGTCTCTTTGTCTTTAAAGCCATTCCGTATCACATCAAAATGCTTTTTTTCAGTTTCAGATTGAAATTCTATTATTTTGCCTCCTGGGATAATTTTTAGCGGTGGAGCGTCAGCAGGGGTATCTGCTTGTTCATTTGAGTCTTCTAAAAAGGATTTGTAATCTAACCCACACGCATCAGATATTTTTATCTGAGCTTCTTGAGATGCTGTTTGGTTTCCATTTAGCACCTGAGATATATAACCGCTCGTATAGCCAGTTTCCCCACAAAGAAACTTGTTAAACCCACGGCCATATTCTGCCCATTTCTTTGCTAAAGCCTTGTAAAATCTTTTGTTTATTGCGTCTGGGAGTATCATTAGCATTATATAAAACCCTCCTCTCTTTTGATCAATAAAAAAAAGTTTGCAAATTGCAAAATAAGGCTTGCAATCTTTTTATTTCCTTAGTAATATCTTGCCATGCAAAAGAAAAATACACATAAAACAAGACTTTTGGGATATCACAAATCCACTATAAGTCTTTTTAAATCAGGGCAAAGGGGTGTTTCATGGCCGCTGGCTGAAAAACTTTGTGAAATCTTCCCAGACAAAAGTATAAAAGAATGGAAAGTCGCAAGTCCGGCAGAAATATCAAGGGCTTTTGAACAAATAGAGCGAGAAAGGGAGACGGCGTAAATGCTGGATATCAATATGGCTGGAATCGAAATAGACAAAAAAACAGAAAGTTTTACAGTAAAGATTCCAGAAATTCTAAAAGTTCGTATCGACAAATTATCTGCTCCTGAAAAATCAAAATTAAATCAATCAATTTTGTTTTTAATGGCTAAACACATCCATGAGAACCAGTTCAACCCTGCTGATTATCTTAGCAGTAGAGACTTATAAATGGAAGGTAAACCAAGTTTACATAGAATACCAAGCCTGGGCCGCACCCAGAAGACCGACGACACCCAACGGGTAGTGCAGACGGACACAAAAGGACGGATTGGGCATAGGCACAGACAAGAACCTAAACATTAACCAGGGCGTGGTGGTCAACTTGGACGGCTGAACGTCACGCCAAAGGAGAAAAAAGATGAAATGCAGCAAGTGCGGAAGATGGATGAAATTCACGGGTCATTTTAAACGGTTCGGAATCTTCCATTATTTTTATAACTGCGAGTGCGGTTGTGAAGAGATCCTGGAGGGGAAGAGATGAAGGATATAATTCTCGATACAGTCAGCGTCATCCTAATGTTCGTCCTTTGTTGGGCGGCTGTGACAATCGCTTTTGTATTCTAATGGATAGTTCATTAAAAAATCATGTTCCCCCGGAGGCACACGCTACGAAGCGATTTTCCTGGGCCAGAACAAAGCGGAAAAAGACATATGCCCACAACGACAGCCGGGCCAAATACTGGCGAGAGAGATGCAGAATATTGTTTGGACCCAATGCGCTACGGTCGGTTCGGACGTTTGAGGGGGATATCACAACGGTAGAATTGAATACCAAATTTATCGAAGGGCTTTAAAAAAAGGAGAAAAATATGGCAAGGACACGGATGCCCCAAAAATTCAAAGGCAAGATGGATTTATCAGGATTTGTTTTCGGCAGGTTATCCCCTGTGAAAATTTCCGGCAGAGATAAAAAGGGGGATGTTTGGGAGTGTCAGTGTTCGTGTGGGTCTACTGTCAATGTCCAGAGAGGGTCTCTTTTATCTGGCAACACAAAATCATGCGGGTGTCTTAGGCGCGAGCTCGTTGCAGATAAAAATAAAACTCATTCTCTTTGCACCTCTGGGAAAGGGGATAGAAAACCAAGGATTTATAATATTTGGTCAAGGATGCGACAGCGGTGCAACGACAAAAACTCTTCTGATTATTCCAGATATGGCGGCAGAGGAATCTTTGTTTGTGAGGAATGGAGCGATTTCAAATCTTTTTACGATTGGTCAATGGCAAACGGCTATAGTGATAAGCTGACAATAGAGAGAATAGAAAACTCATCTGGGTACAGCCCTGAAAATTGTAAATGGATAAAGCCAAGTGCCCAGGCCAAAAATAAAAGAAACAACCACTTAATAACATACAAAGGGCAAACAAAAATATTAGCTGATTGGGCAAGGGTTTTAAATGTGGAGTCGAGTTTAATTCGGTATAGATTAAAAAAATGGGGTGTTGAAAGAGCTCTTTCAACACCAATAAGGGGGAGGCATGAATAATCTTAGCATATCAAAAATTTCCTTAAAGAATTTTAAAGGAATTAAATCTTTTTCTTTTTCTCCAATGGGGGAAAACGCAACCCTTCATGGCGACAACGGGACCGGTAAAACGACCATATTTGATGCTTTCACCTGGTTGTTTTTCGGCAAAGACTCCCAGGGGAAGGCCGATTCCCAGATCAAACCCGTTGATAAAGACGGGAACGAACGCCACAACCTGGACACAGAAGTGGAAGCGGTTCTTGAATTTAACAACAAACCAATCACCCTGCTCCGCAGATTTTCCGAAAAGTGGACGAAAAAGAGGGGGGCAGCAACTGCTGATTTTACCGGCCACACCACCGATTATTTTATTGATGAAGTCCCGGCCAAACAAAAAGAATTCAACGAAAAGATTGCCGAGATCATCAATATCAATTCGTTCAAGCTGGTCACCAACCCGATGGAATTCAATGCCCTGCACTGGACCGGCCAACGCCAGATCCTTGTTGAGATGTGCGGGGATGTTACAGATCATGACGTTATTGATTCTGATAAAAAACTTTCCTCCCTTGCCGACATCCTGGGGGATTGCACTATTGACGACCACAAGAAAAAAATCCAGTCAAAAAAACGGGATATCAACAAAGAGCTGGAGCAGATCCCGGCCCGGATTGATGAGCTGACCCACTCCATCCAGGACGCAGAAAAACCGGACCAGCGGGATTTTGAACAGCTTGACGCCGCCATGAACGAACAGAAAGAAAATCTGCGACAGGAACAGAACAACGAGGCCCTGTCTGCCAAAGCGGTACGATTGAACGAAGTCAACGCCGCCATCCTCCAGGCGAACAATGATGCAAACTCCAAGGCACTGGAAGCCAAAAAACCAATCAATGCGGAGATTGACAAACTTGAGGCTGAATACCGGACCCTGGTAAATCAGATCGCAACCCTGAATGATCAGATCAAACAGGATAATACCCGGAACCGGATCAATGCAGATTCCCGGGAAAAATTGAGGGCTGAATTCATCTCTGAGCGGGACACTGAAAAGAACGTGGTTGATACCTGCCCGGCATGTGACCAGGCACTCCCCCCGGAAAAGGTCCAGGCAGCCATTGAGAAAAACAACCAGATTAGGGCCGAGCGGCTGGAAAAGAACATGGCCGAGGGCCGGAACCTCAAGTCCCAATTCGATGAGAGGGAAAAAGCGATTGTCGATGCCCAGGCAAAAATTGATGAAATCTCCGTAAAGATCCCTGCCATTGAAAAAGAATTGCAGGCCCAGAAAAACAAGCTGGCCAAAGTTTATGAACCGGTCAACGTGGATGATCTGGACAGGGAAAAAGATATTCTTGAATCCGACATGAAAGCCATCCGCAACGGCGCTATGACCCGGGAGCGAGATATCCTTGCTAAGATCGAGCAGGCCCAGGCAGACATGGACGCATGGAAAGAAAAGGAAGCGGCTTTTAGGGCGGCAGAAAAATCCAGAGCCAGGATAGAAGAACTTGAAGGTCAGGAAAAGAAGCTGGCCGCAGAATATGAGCGCCTTGAGTCTGAACTGTATCTCATTGAGCAATTTATTGTTGCAAAAGTCGGGATGCTGGAAAGCCAGATCAATTCAAAGTTTAAGCTGGCAAAGTTTACTCTGTTTGAAACCCAAATAAACGGTGGAATAGCTGAGTGCTGCCACACCACATATAAAGGGGTAAAATTCAACCACGGCCTCAATTCCGGGGCAAGGATTCAAGTAGGCCTTGATATCATCAACACCCTTTCTGATTATTACGGATTCCGGGCCCCGATATTCATCGACAACAAAGAGAGTGTCACCAGCCTGCCGGATTCGGACAGCCAGCTTATCAGCCTCGTGGTTGATCCCGCTTATAAAAAATTAACAGTACATCAGACAGAGGCCCGGAAAGCCTCATAAGGAGAAAAACCATGGCAAACAATAATTTACCGGCAATCCGGAACGTCATCCAGAGCGATGGGATGCAAAGAAGTATTCAGGCCCGCCTTGGGGAAAAGGCAGGCACTTTTACCACATCTCTTTTGGATGTTATTGGGGAAACCTGGGCGCTCCAGAAGTGTGACCCGAAGCTGGTTGTCAAAGAGGCTTTAAAAGCGGCGGCTCTTGATCTTCCTATTAATAAGAATCTTGGGTTTGCTTATGTCATTCCTTATAAATCAACTCCTCAGTTTCAGATGGGATATAAGGGATATATCCAGCTTGCAATCAGAACCGGGCAATACAAACACCTGAACGCCGGGGCGGTGTATGAGGGTGAGGTGATGGTTGTTGATAGAATCCGGGGAACCCTTAAAATAGAAGGGGCGGCAACCAGCGACAAACCAACCGGCTATTTCTGTTATATGGAATTGATCAACGGATTTCAAAAAGCCATTGGTTGGTCTGTTGAAAAAGTCATGGCCCATGGTGAAAAATTCAGCAAATCCTTTAATAAGAGTGACGGCCCCTGGAAAACAAACACCGAGGCTATGTGTCTTAAAACAATGATCCTACAGCTGGTCCCAAAATATGGCCCCATGACCATCGAAATGTCAACCGCCATGGCCTCAGACCGGGGGGATTTTAAAGGGCTTGATAATCAAGTCCAGGAAGAGATCCAGAAAAACGCAAACCAGGAAATCATTGATATCCCGAGTGATGATGATGTTCAGGAACCCGATGGACTGACCAAGGCTGAAAAGGCCGAGATTATGGCCCAGGAAGCGGCAGACGCCAAACAGGTTGAGCCGGATTATTAAAGGGGATGAAATTATGATTAAGGTCGAGCCTGGGGATAGGTATGGGGATCTCACTGTTATAAAAGAAGAGAAACAGAATGGTGTTTATAGAATGTTCTGCTGTTTATGTGACTGCGGAATCGAAACAACTGTAAAATTATCTTCATTAAGGAGCGGTGTGACAAAAAGCTGTGGGTGCAGAAAAGCAGCCGCCCACCACGCTTCACATTATAAACATGGGCTTGGCCGCCATCCCCACCGGTCCGGAAGATATGTAAAACATGATTGAATTTAAGTCATATTTTTCATCAAGTGCCGGTAATTTACACACCTGCTCAGATGGAGACACCACAATTTTTCTTGATCTTGGTGTCCCATTTGGGCAGGCTAAAAAAGCCGTTTCTTTTACTACCAGTTCCTTGTCTGGAGCGTTAATAACTCATTCTCATAAAGACCACTGTAAGGGCGTTTCTTCTGCTATTAAGATGGGGCTTGATTGCTATCTTTTACCAGAGACAATTAAGGAATTGAAAATTTCAGGACATAGGATCCACAGAGTAGACCCTATGAAAATTTTTAAAATCGGTTCGCTCAACATATTGCCCTTCCCGCTACAGCATGACGTTCCTATTGTTGGGTTTCTTATTGAAAGTGATTCAGGCGGCAAAATGGTCTACATCACAGACACATATTTCTGTAAATTTCGGTTTAAAAACGTCAACATTTTTGCAGTAGAGTGCAACTATTCAGTAAAGATTTTAGAAGAAAATATCCGGTCTGGAGCAGTCCCAAAGGAGATCAGAAACCGGATCGTAAAAAGCCATTTTTCCCTGGAAAACGTGAAGGAATTTTTCCGGGTGAATGATACCAGCAAGACCGATGAAATCCACTTGATACATTTATCCGGGAACAATGCGGATCCGGGCCTTTTTAAATCGGAAATTCAAGCGGTCACGGGGAAACCAGTTTTTGCCTGGCCGGAGTGATGACACGGCCAATTGGGGCCCTCTCCTGCCCCGGGTATGCCAGGATGCCTAAAGCCGCTGCATTGCCATGGATGCGGCGGCCCTGGACCCTTAAAACCTTTATTTGAGGAAATTCAAAAAAGATAATGAAAAACCCCTGGAAAAGATTGTCAAAAATTAACCCGCAGGCCGAGGATGGGACCAGGCGCATAAATTATCGGGTTTTTGATGCTCTTATCAAGGCAAAGCTCCCAACAGCAGAAATGAGCGTGGCCTTAACTGTCATCTCAAGGACATGGGGTTTTAATAAAAAATCTGATGCCATATCAACAAGCCAGTTTGTAACGTCAACAGGCTTTACCAGCAGGGCTATCAAGCAGGCAAGAGCCTCTTTGCTGGAAAAAAGAATTATATACTTTTGTGCAAGTGAAAGGGTGAAGCGTGGTTCACCCATAAACGCCTATACCTTTAATAAACACTACGATACATGGATAATTCAGGACAGGAAAAGGGTGAAGTGTGCTTCACCCGGTGAACGAAAAGGTAAAAAAAGGGTGAACGGTAGTACCCCCACAATAGATAATATTACAATAGAAAGAAATATACTAGCGTATATTTCCTCGGACAACCCAGAATCGATTCTTGAGTTTTCAAAAAACTTCATCGAATTTATAAAAATTAAAAAATCAAACCTCTCTCCAAAATCAAAAGATCTTTTAAAAAATAGCTGTGTTGAGGTTGATAAACTTATTCGTCTTGATGGGTTTAGTCTTAAATATATTCGGTCGGTTCTTCTTTGGGGGGTAGAGGATAGTTTCTGGGAGGATAATCTTTTTTCCCTTGCAAATCTTAGGGATAAAAAGAAAGGGGATCCCCGCACAAAATTCCAAAAAATAGCCAACGCCTATGAATCAGACAATAAAAAATCAACACACAAATTAAGCCACCGGTCAAAAGAAAATGCCAAGGAATGTATTGGCTTTATCACGGAGGATCTCTGATGGAAAATACAAAAGAAGATAAAAAAAAATTTGCTGAAATTATGTGGGGATTAGCGGAAGAGGGTGGTGGGACACTTTCAACAGAAAATTTAAAAATGAGATTCAGGGCCCTCTCCGAATATTCTATCGATCAAGTATCTATGGCCTGTGATTGGTTGTTCAAGAATAGGGAAGCTACATACCCGCAAATACCAAGAACAAAAGAGATTATCGATGCTATCAAACTTTCAGAAGGGGAGCTGGTGAATCCTAAAACCATCGCCCAAACCCAATGCGACATCGTATTCAAATATTTCAACCATTACGGCAGCGAGTGCGACCATGTGTTCAAGGATCCTATCACCCGATACCTGATGGGGCACCGCTGGTCATTCCGAAAACTTGGCTTGATGAACGTGGATGATCAAAAATGGTTCAGAAAAGAATTTGTCGAGGCGTATCAGGATTATTCCGGGGAGGGCGAATCTGTCCAAGGGTTACTAGAGGGCCCCGTAAACGGAATCAGCGCCAAGCGGCTTAATCTGCTTGTTTCAACGAAAAGGATCGAAGAATGAAAAAAGAGTCCTGCAAGAATCAAAAATGCACAGAGCGAACAAACGCCTTTAAAAACGGCTGCAAGCGGTTTAGGGATATCAAAGACTGCAAGGACCGGTTTAAGAACGTCAAGGAGGGGGAATGATTGAAATTATAATACCTGGCGAGCCAATCGCAAAACACCGGCCAAAATTTACAACCCGTGGAAAGTTCCCCCGGGCATACAACGACCAGGAAACCGAAGAGGGCAAGTTTATTGCCCAGGTCTTGCACCAGATAGACGGGCTGAAAATTTTTGACAAGCCGTTGACGGTTGATCTGTATTTTTTTCGATCCAGGCCAAAGAGTCATTATGGGACCGGCAGGAACGCAAACAAAATCAAGCCGTCTGCACCAACATGGCCGACAACAAAACCGGACGTTGATAATTATATCAAGTTCACCCTGGATTGTCTGAATGATATTTTGTGGAAAGATGATGCCTTGGTGGTCCGGACAAATGCTGTAAAATCATATGCGGAAGACCCCAGGACGATAATCCAAGTGAGAGAAGCATGAAGTATATGATTTTAATTTTAATTTTAATCCCTGCTCTGTTTCTGTATTGCCGGGGTATCCACACCGAAGAAATACGACCTGTAATCACGAAATCAATAGCATACGAGTGTTTAGGCTCCCCATGGTGGCCCGTGGTATGCCTGACACCAAAAAGGGGGCTTAAATGCAAGAAAAAATAGTTGAAAAAGACCCAAACGGAATAAATCCACATGAACCAGGTGCAAAATTGGATGATGGGAAACTTTTGGCCGGGATTATTCAACAATGGCCGAGGGCCTTAACCGCGGTTCTAAAGGTCGGCACATTCGGGGCAAAGAAATATTCTCGGGGTGGGTGGCAGCATGTAGAAAACGGGGCAGAACGATACACAGACGCAATGATCCGGCATCTACTCAAAGAGCCGGTTGAAACCGTTGACCAGGATTCAGGGATGCCACATGAATGGCATTTGGCATGGAATGCTTTATCCCGGCTTGAATTGATGTTGAGGGAGCAAGAAAAATGATCATCTGCAAACCATACAACGCAACTTTTGACAAACCTGACACCTGCATACTCAGACAAACCGAGCTGGCCGAAATTTTGAAAAAGAACAAGGAAATTGATAAGCGGGTCAACGCTGGCGGGACTGGGCAACTCAAATATAACTCATACCCTGTCCGGTATTTTGCCCTGCAGAAGTGTCACGGGTGCGAAGTGGGTCTTGAGTTATATCGGAAATCATTAAGCAAACCCAAAGAAGAGGAAAAAGTCATGAACGGGAAAAAGACATGCGGCAGTTGTGGGATGGCAAAAGAGGCAACCAGGGAATATTTTGACTATGCCCCGAAAGGGAAATATCAGCTCACTAAAGATTGCAGGGTTTGCAGGGGAACGGCGCCGGGGATGGAGAAACCGAGGAAACTTAAAATTGTGCCTGTGGCGGCAGCAGATCCGGTTGAGGAAACGCCAGCAGTAAAAATACCGGATCCGGTAAAGACGGCTGTTTGTCCAGAATGCGGCAAAGAAAAAGAATTATCTGTAGACTTTTTTTATGTGAACTCCAGCTCAAAAACGGGGCTGGAGTCGGTCTGTAAGACTTGCCGGAATTTGATTAAGAAAAGGGCCAGGGAAGAACAGCAAAAAAACCTTGTCCTGGAAATCGGGAGCTATCCTGATATTTTGGGGCAGTTGGAGGCGGCGGCTGCGGATAACATGAGGACACCAGAGGCCCAGGCGTTATGGATGTTGAAAGGGGCGCTGGTTGGGGAATCAAGTAAATAATATAATAAACCCCAAAAGGATTAAAAAGATGGACCAATCAAATTATGACTTAGGATTTTTAAACGGCTTTTTAGTTGGGCTTGTGTACGCGATTGCCTTCGGGGCTTGTGTTTACGTTATTTTTGGGTAAAAAGGAATTTATAATATGCTGTGTCCTGAGTGCGGGGAAGAAAACAACCGGGTGATTGATACGAGTTATCCAACGAATGAGGACGTTATTGTCAGGGTACGAAAGTGCCTGTATTGCGGATTCCCATGGACGACAGAGGAAAAAATAAAGGTGAAGTTTAAGAAAGAAAAAACACCCGCTTAAAATTATTTTTCAAAAACATTTCCCATATACCGGTATAACCCTATATCGGTATCTCTTCTATGCCCATTCGGGCTAAAATTACCCTGTATAGTAAATAACCGTAAGGCCGAGGCCATGACACCCGACAAGGATAATTGCCATGTAATTAGCGAGTTTTTAGACAAGGGGTTTTTAGTGACCGAGTACAGCGTACCGCCAGAAATTCAATTTCAACATGCTGAGCACCAGTTCGTTCGACCAAGGGGGCTGCCCAATGAGTACAGCCCCCTTTTGGCGTTTGGGTTTGAGTTTTGGGGGGATGTGTGACTGAGACAAACGTGAGAAATGACAGCTAAAGAGAGACATAGGAAAAAAATGCTGGAGTTTTGGGGGAATCCTGAAAATGATTTCGTCAACCGGGTCACTATGCACACAGAGGTTTTGGGGCTTACCGCACAAACTTTCTATCGTCATTTTACCCCGTTTGAGATCCAGGATATCGAGAACGAGGCATACGACACTCGAAAAAAGAACAGCACCCGGCAGCGAGGTGAAGTAATTCAGGCCCTTTACGAAGAGGGCAAGACCGGGAATGTGCCAGCAGCCAAAGAATTTCTTGACCGCACAGAGGGCAAGGTCCCGGATAAACTGGACGCCAACCATAACATATCTCAGACGATAGTAATATGCCGCAAATCGAGGGACGGTGAAGAATGACCCAGACCGCAATCAAAATAGATATTTACGATGACATATACAACTCTGTGTATGTGCCATATCTCGATTTGCGGGTGCGCACTCAAATATTTTTCGGCGGGTCATCTTCCGGGAAGTCTTTTTTCCTGGCCCAGCGGTGTGTTGAAGATCTGCTCCAGGGCGGCAGGAATTATCTGATTGTCCGTAATGTTTCCAATACCCTGAGAACATCCACCTTTAACGAACTGAAAAAAGCTATCAGCGACTACGGCGTGTCTCACTTATTCAAGATCAACAAATCTGAGATGATTGTCACCTGCCTGATCAACGACTATCAAGCCATATTCAAGGGCCTGGACGATGAGGAAAAGATTAAGTCCGTCACACCTGAAAAGGGAGTGGTCACGGATATATGGGTTGAAGAAGCGACCGAATGTAAATATGAAGCTGTTAAGCAGCTATCAAAGCGTTTGAGGGGTAAGTCAAAGGTGCCAAAGCGCCTGGTTTTGTCTTTCAATCCTATTTACAAAACCCATTGGATCTTCAAAGAATATTTTCTTCCTGTAGGTTGGGCAGACGGACAGAAGCAACACCAGGACAGCCACCTGTCAATCCTAAAGACAACATACGCAGATAATGAATGGCTTGAAGAAGACGATATTTTCGAGCTGGAAAACGAGTCGAACGAATACTATCGGGATGTCTACACATATGGCAATTGGGGTATCCTGGGCGATGTTGTCTTTACCAACTGGCGGGTTGAGAATATCGACCACTTGATACCCGGGTTTGATAACATTCGCAATGGCCTTGATTTTGGATTCACCAACGATCCGACGGCATACATCCGCAGCCACTATAACAAAAAGCGCAAGAAAATATACATTTTTGACAACTTTGATGAACGGGGGTTGACTAACCCGGACATTGCTAAACGGCTGTCTCCAATCGTAGGCCGGGAGGCGGTCTGGTGTGATAGCGCAGAACCCAAAAGCATCAAAGAGCTGCAAGACAACGAGATCAATGCCAAAGGCGTCAAGAAAGGCAAAGACTCTATTCTCCACGGTATCCAGTTTTTACAGCAACATGAGATTATCGTGTCCCACAAATGCCAGCCGGTGGTTAACGAGTTAACCCTGTACCAGTGGAAAAAAGACAAGGAAGGGGAAAGCATAAACGAGCCCGTGGACAAAGATAATCATTACATGGACGCCACGCGATACGCTTACGAAAACGAACAAGGGAGGGTATTCGGTTGGGCGGCGTAATCCCAAAATACTATCCAGACCGGCACTGCCTATGCAGGCAGATAGACCGCAAGGGCCGGTCCCCCAGGATTGACGTGTTTGAGGACCGGCGGGCAGGGTTGACTTTCCCCACCGTGAAATCCCCGGGCTATTTTTGTATTTTTGGCCTGCAATCAGTTGTAACCCATCGGGATAAGCGCCCTTTGGAACTGCTGGCAGAAGGATCGTTTACTGATCAAGATAAGTTTTTTGCATCCCTGACCCGCCACATGCGATTAATGCGCTGCCCGGTTGTGTATGGGGATTGCTCTAAGGCGTTTCAGTCAAACGAGGTTGAGTTCGAGAAATACGTCAACCGGAACGGGGTCAGGAATATCAACTTATATGATGCGTCAGAATTTGATGGGTTTGAATCCTCTTATGCAGGGTTTGAGGCTGCAAGAGCGCCCATGGACGAACACGGCAAAAAGGGCCTGCTGGATATCAGCGAGAAAAGCCAATTGCGGGAAGAACTGCGGGCGATAGACGAAGACGACTTTAAGTTGCAAAAACCATGGGAAAAGTTCCCGGCGGTGAACGCCTTCAACCATGTGATCATGTCCTATGTAATATCACCATGGGTCAAGCCCGAAAGAGAATATTTTAACAATCAAAGCGAGGGTTACGGTGGCTGAAGAACTAAAACTCGAAGAAGAAGAATACACAACATCCGGGACCACGACCGCCAAAGGGCAGTTTTGCCGTGACTTGTATACCGAATATTCAGCCAGTTCCTACCGGGCCAGGAAGCTAAAAGAGATCCTTGAGGGCCGAAAACGGTACGACAACGACAGGCCGACAAAGACACACCCTTTCCCAAATTGCTCTAACAAGTCCCTGGGCCTTGAAGCTATAGCCGTTGATAATCTGGAACCACGCCTGATCAATAAGTTAATTGGTGAAGATGAGTTCATCCAGATTAAACCCACAGGTGACGACGATGTTCAGTCCGTAGACGATGTAAAAGAGTTCATGCACTGGGCTGTTCATCAAAATATGCGGATCAAAAAGACCATGAAGCCCATTGCCCATGATTTACTGATGGACGGGACAAAAGACGTTTTATGTTTGTGGGAAGAAAAAGAAACGATCATCCGGGTACGGGGAACTCAACCGATATTCAACGACGAGGAAGGGAATAAAGTCTCTCCACCCGAAGGGCTGCTGACAGCAGGCGAACCAGAGCAGGTCATACAAGTTCTTATGTCCATGGGGTTAACCCCCGGCGGCAGTGAAGAGGGATACCGGGAAAAGTCGCAAACAGATTTCAAGGTCAGGATCGAGGCCCTGAAGCTGGAAGATTGTTACTTCCCTGATCATAATGACGATTGGGACGAGCAGCCTTTTTTGAGGATGATCTACCCGAAGCTTGGCGAGCTGGTGGAACTCCAAGAGGCAGGCACATACAAGAATATCAGCAACAAACTTGTTCTTGGCGCACAACGGACCACGACAGATGATGAAGACCGGAAAGAAGTCAGATATTCACTATATGGTCAGGAATGTCCCCTGCTTGAATGTTATTTCAAATGGGAGGGGGTCTGGACAATTGCAGCCTACTCAATGGATGCGGGGTGGGAAGAGGTCCGGGACCAGGAGATAAGAGAAGTTTTCTGGCATGGGCATAAACCAATTCGGCGGTATACGATCTATCCAAAGTCCAACGAGAGTATGGGAACCGGGATCCCCAAAAAGATAGAGCAGTTTTCAACGGGCATGAACGATCTTTACAACCAGATGATTGATGCCGGGACAATCTCTATCATCCCGTATGGCTTTTTCAACCAGGGAAGCACCGGCATGATGGCATCCAAGAAAACGACCATTTACCCCGGGGCAATGATTCCCATCCCGAAAGACGCGAATATAACATTCCCGAATCAAGGCACACAAGCGGCGATGTTCATCCAGTTCATTAATTTGTTGCTGACATTTTACGAGCGCACCTTATCACTGATGGATTATTCTGCCGGGGCCAGGTCTGCCACAACCGGGCAAGGCGGGGATACGGCTTCCGGCATGAATATGATTCTCCAGGAAGGCAACATTAAACACAACTACACCGGGGAACATGTTCAGGATACTTTTGCTGAGATGTTGACCGATATTCTTAGTCTATACGCCCAAAACATGCCCATGAACGCCAAAATGAGGCTGTTCGAGGGCAACGAATGGGTATTCAAGCCGGTTGATGTCCAGGCGATCCAGGGGCGGTATGATATCGCCATTGATGTGTCCGACAGTTCTGCAAACACAATGACAAACCGAAACGAAAAACTTGCCTTGCAAAATATGTATAAGGGCGTCCCGCACATCAATCAAATTCAGCTGACCGAGGACGTATTCAAAGCGTTTGGCATAAGAGACACAGCCAAGGTAATTAACCCGGCGTTTGGTATGCTTTCCCAGGCGCTACAGCAGGCTCCGGAACTTGCACAGCAGATACAGCAGATGGTGGGGCAGCACATGCAGCAAAAAGCACAACAGCAAAAAGACGGGCAGATAAGACAGCAGGCCCAAGATAATATCCACCGACAGGAGTTAGAACGGGAAGTCGAAGCCCCGTTTGAAAATAGGAAGATAGTTGACCAGGCCAATGAATCGTACAAAAGAAAAGTCATGGGCCAGGTTGTTGAACAAATGGGAGGAATCCCAGAATCAGCCCCAGGTATGGGGGAGGCGGTTGCATAGATGGACAATCAAGTTTTAAACGAGTTGTTTAGATACCACGATGAATTAAGTTACGATGTGGTTTTTAACCAGAGCGATGAAGCAAGACAGGACAGCTTCATCCGGGCCGAAACGCTCAGGGAATTAACCCGGAGGGTTGTTGATACAATCCCAGACGGAAAGCGGAAAGAGAAGCTTATTGATGCGATTGCGGCACATGGTGAGGCTTTTGCTTCAAAGCTTTTTTATAACAGGAAATTGAATTTAGAAGAATAGTTTTTTAACAATTCGGGTGTGATCGAAGACCGGCCAGTCTGACAATCACCGCAAGATTTAAAGAGGGATGCCGTTGTGGGCACAACACCACAACCGTATCCCTTTTTTTATGCCCGAAAACAACCAAGAAGGAAAAGACAATGGCGGACAGAGACACAGTATTTTTTCTGGATGATGCAGAGGATGAAATGGGCGGCTTTAATGATCCGATTCTTCCGGCGGCTGATCCAGAGAACGACCCTGACAAGGATGATTCAAGCCTTGGGCTTGAGGGAACAAAAACCAAAGAACCGGCGGCAGATCCAGACAAAGACCCTGAGTCAGACAAAGATCCTGAGCCTGGCCCGGAAGAAGATAAAAAACCGGATACTGACAAGGAAGATCCGAAGCCGGAAGTAAAACCGGCGTTTGATTCGGATAAGGCTATTGCAATAATAGCCAAGCAGAACGAGCAGATTGCAGCACAGGCGGCGCAAATCCAGAAAATGAGCGAACCCAAAAAACAGGTTGAAAACCTGGAACCACCTGAAAAGCCAACCTTTACAGCCGACCAATGGGACGATGACCCGGAAGGGTGCAACGAAGCGCTATACAACTACCGGGACCAGGTAAAAGAGTTTAACGGAAAGCTGGCAGCAAAAGAACAAGAATCAGCAGCCAAGACCAGGGCATCACAGCTTCAAGCCGCCCATAAAGAATCCTGGGACTTATCGGTTGATATCATGCCGGAGTTGGCAGGGGACGAGAAAGCCAGGAACGCATGGGCCGTTATTTTCAACAACCAGCAATCCGGCTTCGCCAATGACCCCAACGGCCCGCTGAAAGCGACCCAGGCTCTCAGGCGGTTCATGAAAGAAAAAAAACTGTCTTTCGATAATAAACCGACACCCCCCAAGGAAGACCCCGCAGCGTCAGCGGCCAAAGGTGCAGCAGACGAAGCATCCAGACAAAAACGGGTATCAGCCCAAGGGATGCACACAGGCGGCAAGGGGGGCGGAAAACAGGCGGTCCAGTTGACAGAGACACAGCGGGCCGTGTGCCGGAAGATGAACGTAAGTGAAAAAGCGTATGCCGAAACCCTGGCAGCGATGGGAGGTAAATAATGGCGAAGACTGAAACCAAACAAAAAGGGATGCCAACTGGCGCCGTTGGAAAAAGCGATGAATCATTGCTAACCCCCGTACAGCAAACAGTTTTGAAGCACATAAGATCCGCCCCGCAAGACCCGCCAAAAATGAGAATAGAAGATATTAGAGATCGGTTTCATCGGGTTGAAATGGAAGTTCCAAAGTCTGTAATTAAAGGGCCTGAATATTCATATGCTTGGTTATCTATAGAAAAATTAAACAACGGGGGATACGAGGGCAGCAAGTGGGCGGTTGTGACCAGGAGTAACCATTCCCATGCACCTGAAAGTATCTTTTCTTTAAAAGAAGGTGGGATACTTTACGGCGGGCAAAACATCCTCGCCTTTTGTTACAAAGAAGTAAGAGACGCAGAGCAGGCGGTTATTATTAAGGATTACAACCAAAAAACAGAACGGGCGACCGAGACAAAGGAGGTGGTTGGAGAATCAGCGGCAGTCGTTGACCCGGCAGCAGCAGGGAAGGTTTTTAGCGAACAGGTGATTAATCCTGATGAGGGATATGATTTTGAAGCACCACAATAATAATAGAAGGAGTTAGAAAATGGCAAATGACAATAACCCTTGCGGGTTCAGGCCAGAAAACACAGCAGGGCTTCGGCCCCCCAGACGGTATAGAATCACCGCAGACTATGCAACGAGTCTCTTTAAGGGCGATCCGGTAACACTTACCAGTGGTTATATAGTTAAGGCTACCGCCGCGACTGCTAACAAACTACTTGGCTTTATTTCTCATTTTGAGTGTGAAGACGGGCTGAAAGAGGGCGGCTATTATCCCGCAGATTCGGCTTTAGACTGGTATGCTTTTGTATGGGACGATCCTGCAACCCGGTTTATCGGTCAGGATGATGGTGACGGCACTGATATGGACTTGGCCGACATCGGTAAGACGGGAAACCTTATTTTTACCCATTCTGGCAACACCACCACGAATATTTCCGGGGCGGAGCTGGACGGATCCAGCTTTTCAGGTACGGGTCAGGCGGTCACAGATCAACTTATATTGGTCGATTTTGCTGACGTGGTTGGTAATGCCATTGGCGACAATGCGCAGTGGGTTGTCCAGATCCACAACCATTTTTACCGTCAAGAAAACAATGTTGACGCAGTATAATAGGGAGATTTTGAATTATGACAGAAGCACGAAGCAATTTTAATAACAATTATGTTCCCGGCCTGTTCGCAGTCGCCCAGGAAGCATACAAGCGGCACAGTGAAACGTGGAAAAAGGTTTATACCGTCCGATCCAGCTCAAAGGCATATGAAGAAAGCTCTTATGTTTCCGGATTTGGTTACATGGCGGCAAAACCTGAAGGCACCGGGTTTACTTTTGATGAGAGAATCCAGGGGCACAAAAAGACTTGGAACCATAAAACATACGCCCTGGCCTGCCGGATTACCGAAGAGGCGATTGAAGATGATCGGTATGGCGTTATGGCTCAGGCCATGAAGGGCCTTGGGGTCTCAGCAGCAGCCACCCGGCATTTGCTGGCAATCAGGATGCTGATGAACGCAGAGAATACCGACTTCCACACCGCAGGGGATGGCCTGTGTATATGTTCTGACAGCCATGTTCGCCTGGATGGGTCCACATGGTCAAATGTTGCGGCGGCAGCGGCAGCGCCTACGACTGCAAGCGTTGAGGCGGCTGTAAAAAACTTTGAGGCAATCGTTGACCATCGAGGCAAACGGTATGACCAAAAAGCAAAATCCATTATTTGCGGGCCTACCCATGAATTTACCATGGCAAAAATATTGGAGTCAGTGAAAGTGGCAGAAAACGCCAATAACGCCGACAACACACTGAAAAGCAGGCGGTCATTGACCCTTGAAATCGAACCAGAGATTACGGATGACAGGTGGTTTGTGCAGGGTGAGAAAGATCCTGATATTGGCCTGATTTGGTTTGATCGAAAAAAACCGGTTTCTCGCAGGCATGGTGACCCTGACACGGGTGATAGTATCTTTTCTATTTATACCCGGTTTTCAAACGAGTGTAATGACCCCCGCCAGATCTATATGGTACCGGCGGCGTAAAAATGAAAACCCAGGGAGGCTGGCGGGCCTCTCCCTTAAAGGATAAAAGAAAATGGCAAATCCAACTATATTCACTGATTTAAAATTAGATGGGGCCTTCGTCGGCTCAACAGATGGCACACAGGCCAGTAACATTGCTGATATGTCTGTTACCGCAACACTTACCGGAGTTGATACCGGCACAGACATGACCGCAGCACAGGCAGCAACTATAGTCGCAGACATAACCGCCGCCAAGACAAAAATAAACGCGATCCTGGCAGCGCTTGAAGACGTTGGTATCCTGGCAGATAGCTAAAATGCACGAAGTATATAAAAACGACATAATCACACCCTATGAGGATGCAGCGGGCATAACCAACACCGCCCGGTCCGGCCAGACTCGATTGGGTACAGATTTTTTCACGGGGGAAGAGTTGGCCGCCACAGACGAAATCCTTTCTCGCCGGTTTATATGCGACAGGTGCGGAGTACCAACACCAAAGATAGATCTGATCAAACAAGCGGGCTGGATGGTCTGCAAGGAGTGTATAGATGGGTAGCGCAAGAGCCGTAACTGTGGCAGACATGACCACACTGTTCAATTATGAGCTTCGGAACACCCACGCCAAACAATGGGCAAAACCCGAAACCCTTGCCTATATCAATAAGTGGCTTGAGTTCATCCACGCCATTCTGACCGAACAAGAAGCCGACCTGGTAAAAACAGGATCTGGGTCTTTTGATACGGTTGTCGGAACAGAGCTTTATGATTTGTCTGATAACGGCATGGGGGATCTGATTGCCCCGTTGGTTGTATGGTTGTCAGCCCTTGGAGAAATCGAGCAGACGGAAGAATCGAACAGGATGCCCCATGTTATATCCAAAGAGCAGGGAAACACGTCATATTCCCAGCCATACTCATATTATCTTGAGGGCGATAATATTGGTTTGTTGCCTTTCCCGGATGATATCTACACGGTAAACGTGAAATACATCCCAGATTATACCCCTGTTACCACTGGGAGTATGCCGTATAAAAATATTTTCAACAATGTCCTGGTGGAAGGGGTAAAGATCATTGCAAAAAATAGGGAAGGATACGGCACTGCCATTGATGCGGCCCTGATGGAGCTTTTCCAGGACCGGGCCATGTCTATTATCCGCAAACGGCAGAAACAAAATTTTGCGATGGTGCCGAATGTTTGAAAAACTGGCTAATTCCATAGCCCGTAGACCACAACCTGAAACCGATATGATTCGGTTCGGCCCCTGGTCTGATGGCTTGGTAACAGAATATCAACCGGAACAAATGAAGCTTTCGCAGTTGTATGAAAGTTTAAACATGATTTTAGTCGGCCCCGGCGTGCAGAGGACAAGAGACGGAAGCTCTCTTGTTTGTTCTGGTTGCGATGGGGCAGTCACGACTATTAAAGATATCAAGGTTGGCGGTACATGGTACACCATTTTAAGTGATACAGACAACAACCTGTATTACAACGATTCAGGGACGGCAACCGCCATTGCAACCTTGGAAGGGGAGGCCCAGTTTTGTGGTTTTATGGGCCTCCTCATTATCTTTGATGGTTCCTTTATTAAAGCATGGGACGGAACCGATATATTTATCCTGTACGATAACGGAACGGGAGCAGTATCACCATTTCAGGTGAATAACAGAGCTGCCACATCCACAACAGATAAACCTCTTGGAAACGGCACAATAACCAGCGTAGAATTGGCCTTTACGTCTCAAACATGGGATTCAGGTTACACCATACCCCCAACTCATATTTATGCCCAAATGTATAAGGTTGAGGCAACCCCAGGGACTCTTTCCGGGACGATCACTGCAAAGCTTCAAACAGCGGGGGGTGTCGATATGGCATCCTCCCCCATTACCGTTGACGCTGGCACATTAACAACGGACACTGCAGGGGAAGAATACGAGGCAATTATTTTGTCTTCTGAGGTCACAACAGAAATGGCACCAAACACATCTTATAAGGTTGTGCTTTCATATTCCGGTGGTGATGCTTCTAATTATATTAATGTCAAGGCGGTTGACGCTTCAACCCCAATGTTCAGCTTAAAGCCCGGGATGCCGCCTAAAGCGGCGTTTGGCCTGGTACATGAAGACAGGCTGCATTGCATAGAGGGCGCATCCGGTACTAACCCTTCATACAGGTGGTATTGTGCAGCAGGCAACCATTTAGACTGGTCAACGGCAGACGGTGGCGGCTTTACACCCGTTATTGATTCAAGCGCCACGAATTATCCAATAGGCGGGATTGCAAGTTGGGCTGATGGTCTTTGGTTTTTCGGCACTCCACAACAGCCATTCCTTGGAAAACAAACAGGTGGCTCCCCTTCTGAATGGGCAATCAACAGAACCATGCAAAAAGTATCTGGTCATTATAAGTCAATTGTTGTGACGCCTGATAATATCGTTTTTCTGCATCCGTCCGGCGTTGATATGATTACATCGGTCCAGGAGTCAAGCGATATCGCCGCAGAATCACAAGCGGACAAGATTAGAAAAACTATCCAGCAATATTTTAGCAGTGCAGCGGTCGCCGGGTACGATCCTGAATGGGGTTTATACGCCTTAAAGATGACTGGAACAGATAGCGTATACATCATTAACACCAGGGCAAAATCTGTAAAGTATCGAGGCCAGAAAGGGACGGCCTTTTCTCCCGCCACGAGATGGGAGTATGCCTTTTCCGGCAACCCTACAGCTTTTGGGCAGGGCAACGGTTTTATGCTGGTTGGCACAGATGACGGAAAAGCTTATAAGATGGATAAAGATGAGGTTGAGGATGCCGGGTCGGATGTCACATACAAATTCATTACAGCGTCAAAACCAACCGTATTTGGAGAGGCACGAGCGTATCAAATTGCATACAAAATCTTTGGAAAAACTGGTGGGTCTTGCAATATCAAATTTTACAAAAACTATTCCCGGTCTTCATTTTTTACCCTACCGTTTACCCTACCGGTTGATTCTACATTGTTGACCTCGGAAATGACTATGCTCACATCCGAAGCTGATTTTTATATGAACCCTGAACAATATTTCGATAGGGAAATTCTTAATTTTAATTACCGCAATTTGATGATCGGGTTTGAAGATATTGAATTAAGGGGAAAACCCCTCTATTTCGGGGAAATTAATCTATTGTCAAAAAGTATAGGAGGCTTTTAGATGGCCCGAAAAGACGTAACTGATGGAAGAGTTGTTGATGATATGGAAGACTGCAACGACAATTTTATTGAAATATATGCGGCTAATGCTGCTTTGGCGGAAAGTATCGCAACACTTAATGCGGCGTCAGCCTGTCCAGTATCAACAGATGATACAACCCCTGGATATCTGAGCGATAAGTTAACCGCTGGTCCTGGGGTGAAACATGAGATTCTTTCTCCTGGCGGAGACGAGTCTTTACAAATCTCCACACTGAGTAATACTGCACAAAGTGTTACAGCTGTCGCAGCGTTATCGATTGATCTATCTCTTGGTCATGTGATTATTCTTGATCATGCAGTTAACGTGACTTCGTTGGCTTTTACAAATGTGCCGACTACTTGCGAGGTGATTCTTTACCGTGATGGTGGTATAGCAGCTGGGCTTGAATGGGGTAATATTTCTTTTTTGCCGGAATCTGAGCCTGTATTTAATTCTAAAACAGAATCAATTATACGATTATTTACACCTGATGCTGGGACAACCTGGAAAGCATTTACCCAAAATATCCAAAAGTTTAATGGTTATGCTATTGGGCATGGTACAAGTCCTTTTGTTAGTATTTATGATCATGCCGGCGTCAAAATAACTAATCCAAGTACATTACCTACGGGAACGGTATATGCAACTGCTATAGACCCGACAGGCGAATTTTTAGCCTGTGGGCATAACACAACACCGTTTGTTACAATTTATAATACGTCTGATTGGAGTAAGGTAGCTGATCCAAGTACATTACCAACAGGTGTTGGTTATAGTGTAGCATTTAATCATGATGGTTCTTTATTAGCTGTTGGACATGGGACTACTCCATTCATTACTATTTACAATACTTCTGACTGGTCAAAGGTAGCTGATCCAAGTATTTTACCTACTGGGGCTGTACAGGGAGTATCTTTTAATCATGATGGAAGTCTTTTAGCCTGTGGCCATAGCACAAGTCCATATGTTACAATTTATAACACATCAGATTGGAGTAAAGTAACTAATCCAAGTACTTTACCTACTGGGGCTGGTTATGGTGTAGCATTTAATCATGATGGTTCTTTACTGGTGGTAGCTCATGCGACAACACCATTCGTTACAATTTATAATACGTCTGATTGGTCAAAAGTAACTGACCCGGATGGTCTTCCCACAGGTAATGCAACTGGGTGTCATTTTAATTCTGATGGAACTAAATTGGCAGTATCTCATACGACAACACCATTCATCACGGTTTATACAGTTGCTGATTGGAGTAAAGATACAGCTCCAAGTAACTTGCCTGGTGGAAATGCAACTGGAGTACGGTTTAATGATGATGGGTCATTGATGGGCGTAACATGGTCAATAACACCTTATTTTAAAATATATAACACTGACCTAAGTGATGTAACAGCACCGACCACTTTACCTACGGGGGATGCACAATTTATAGCTTTTTCGCTCATAGCTTTGGAGGATTAAATGTACGTTTATAAAAACAGAAAAGGCCGGATGAATCAACCTGAACCTCTTCCAGCTAAATATTTTCCATTCACGGTAGAGAATAGAATTTCTATGGGTTGGTATCCTGTAGAGGTTGTGTCTTACAATATAACAGAGGCTGAAATTGTAGCTGGATATACTCTTGCTGCTGAATCAAATAAAGTTGTTGCTACTGCAATTATTCGGAATAAAACTGATGAAGAGTTAGCTTCCGAGCAGGTTGTTCAAGATGTGATAGAAGATAAAAACACCATTAGTAATGATGATCTTATCGCTTATTTACGTTCGCATACTTTATCTGATATCCAGGCTTATGTTGAAACACAGTTTTCGGCGTTAGCTGATATGGAAGCTACAACGATAGATAATTATCTCAATACTAATGTAGTTGATCTTGCTAGCGCAAAAACAGTTTTAGCGGTACTTGCAAAAGACTTAGCGGAGTCATTAAAATTGCTTAAAGTAACAACAAGAATCGCAACATATTTGATTAAGAAGGAATTATAATCATGTCAAATTTAGACCTGGTAAATTCAACATATAAAAATATATTCGGGAAAGATTATACAGATACAGAAGGTCAAAACTATTGGGCAAATCAACTTGATGCAGGCATGGATGCAACTACATGGTTGCCAAAGGCCATGACTAACTCTGCTGTTAACGAGTATGATTATTATCAAAATACATTTGATAATTTGGGGCTATCGTCTGGGAATCATTCTGGTAGTTATAGAAGAGATATGAACCAGACAAAAGATGATTTAAACGCACAAATGTTGAGTGGAGAGATATTACCTGCGGATTTGGAGAATATATTAGCAAAAAAAGGTACAGAAAATTGGGGCTATCAATGGCACGAAGGGGCTGGTAAGTATGTCCCATCAAATCATTCACCAGGCTCTAGTCCAGGCGGGATATCTGGTGGAGGAACCACCACAGGCAACATTACGATACCATCAAACTCAAACCCGCTTGCGCAAGGGTGGTCAGACCAGCTATCGAAAGGTATCCCAGAATATTTTTCAGCACTTGAAGGATATAAGAACCTTCCGTCACAAATCGACGAATGGATGCAAAACTCACTCAACCGGCAGCGCATGACAGGAGAACAGGCCACAAATATTTTTAACCGTGTTGGGAATCAGCGGGCGGGGTCCGGGATCATGGGCGGGACCGAGAACCAGAACATGGAGGCCAACGTCATGGCAGAGCTTGCCAAAATTTTCAACGATAACCAGACAAATATTGAAATGAACGGGAACACCATGAAGGCCCAGGCAATATCTGGACTGCCCGGGCAAACGATGTTGCCAATCAACGCCATGACAAGCGTATATGGCACAAACGCAAACGACCAGCTTGGTTGGGCGAATCTGGCAGCCAACATGCTAAATGTGGGGTATTAAGATGGCACAAGACGATTTGACAAATATGTTGTCCGATGTGGGGTCTGGGGCGGTGAAGGGGGCGTTTAAAAGCATAGCCAAAATCCCAAGTCTATTCAGTTCAGCCCCCGTAACAATGGGCAGTGAAGGGGCATCATTGGCCGCAGCAGAAGCGGCGGCCAATATGACAATGGGCGGTGAAGCTGCATCATTGGCCGCCGCGGAAGCCGCTTCAACGGCGGGCGGGTTAAGCCTTGGCCCCGCAATCGGCGGCGGTATTTTTGGGGCTTTAGCTCTCCACAATGCCATGAAAATTTATCAAAGTTTCACAGAAGACAGACCAGCAATTGATTTTATAGGGGGTAATGTTGAGTATATCCCGCGAGGAACTGTTAATTATGACAGCGAGCGGGCCGGTAGTAGAGGGACTTATGACACCTATGTTACCTCTATAAAACCTGGCGATTATAAGAGTAATGCTGGGTTTAACTACTCAATCGGATTAGAAAATCTGGATGGGAGTATAGGCGAAGGTTTAAGGGATTATATAGATAAAGGACTACAAGCGATCCAAGATTCAACGAATGTAGACATCAACCAGTTAATCCCCAATGCCTTTGAAATTGCCAACATAAAAGAAGGTGAGAGTCCTTTGGGCATGGCTAATAGGGTACTCAACAAAGTCCAGGCAAGTGTTCAGTCTGGGACTGAGGTCGCACCATACTACTTAGATAAAAAACCATCTTATGGAGGTGTTCTATCTGGAGTCGAATGGAGGAATTATCTACAAGACGCCCGTCAGTACAAGATCGACAATTCATCTAAGCAGATTGGAACGAGAAACGAGACACTGAGCACTATCTCAGATAAAGACATTGAAAGAGAGTATAGTGGGTTAGGTAAGTATCGTAAACCAATATTTACGGACCTAAATACTTTTGAGGGTGATGCTAATTATGCGATGATCGACTTTTCCGAGATCCCGCAGGGCGGCAACAGTTCTCCGCAGTTAGATAGCAATCAAGCGAAAACCAATATATCCACAATGCCAGGGGGAGAGACAGTGAATGGGACTCCTTCTGCATCAACAGATTTAAACCCCAATGGTGTTACTATGCCGTCTAATATCCCCAATTCTTTACAGCCCGGGTTAACCGATTTCGTCAATAATTCCCAGTCGATTGCTGACAGGTACGATGCCCAGGCCGATTCCCTATGGGAAGACTATCTTGATTTTGAAACAACGTATTTCGACAAATACGAGGCCAGCCAAGACCAATATCAGTCCAACCTGTCCAATATTCCAAAAATGAATTTTCAAATGCCGGATTCTATGGGTGGGGCCACCATGCCCTTGGCCCCTAAAGTCCATTCGGCTATGTATACTGACCAATTTAACGCAATGAACAACTCCATAGGCAACCAGGCAAACACAACACTGGCCGGGTTGGGGTCAAGGGATGCCTTGGCAAAGAATCAGTTCACCGTGGGCAATACCAACCTGACAAACTCATTCATGCCGACACAGACGGCCATTGATCTTTACAAGATGGAGCGGGCCGGGCAATTGGGGATTAACCAGACCGAGGCCGGGAAATATGAACCAAGTACGGTGTCAACATGGGCCCCGGTTGTTGGGAGTATTTTGAAGTCTGATTTTGCAACAGGTGCGTTGAGCAGCGGGTGGGATTTTTTGAAAGACGGGGTGAGTGATGTTTTTGATTATTTTACATGATAAAAGGAGAATATAATGGCAGCACCACAAATGCCACAAGGCGGGCAATCTTCCGCACCCGTTAATATCGGGCAGGAACGGAAAAAGGCCCAAACCAATCTCTTAGCCACGCTTGTGCCTCAAATTATGAACGCCATGGGCGGTGGAGATCCCTACACCCAAAAAGTCTTGATGCAGCAGGAACAGCAATATGAGCAGAAAATAAAAGACAAGAATCTTCAGGGGTTCATGCGGTCGATTGCTATGCCAGCCAGTGGGGAAATAAACCCGGACCTGATCATGCAGCAAGCCGAGTTGTGGGGAGTTGAGCCTGACGTCGCTATGGGAGCGATCCAGAAATTCCAGGCTTTCCGGCAGGCGAAACGGGGCGATAAGCAAAAATATTATAAGCAGATGCCAGGAGGCGGGGTGCAAAATATAACCGCGTTTGCTGATGATCCTGTCTTGGCGAATGGAGATTATACCAGAGGGAGCTTTACTCCACCCCCTGCTCAACCAATGCCTTACGGTTCTTCTAAAATGGGTATCATTGATAAGCGAACCGGGAAGATCGTACAGGAAGCCCCTGCAGAAAAACCAGAGCTTGTTAAAGTGCCGGACGGCCAGGGTGGGTGGAAATTTATAGAAAAATCCTTGGGGGCTGCGGGGCTCAACAACCCCACAAAAGGGATGAGTATTAAAACCAACCCGGACGGGACAACCGAGATCATGACGGGGGTGAGCACCGGAGACGGCGCATTGACCCCATCGTCAAAATCAACAGTTCAAAAAAGAGTCATGGAATCCAATTCAACCTATTCAGACCTTAAATCAAGCCTGCGTAAATACGATGACAGTTTTTTGATGGGCCGGGACAAGCTTGGTTTCGCCATGGATGCCTTTAAAGAAAAATGGGATTTGGGGCAAGTTTCAGGTGAAGATAAAAAGAAACTCGCAGAATATACATCTTTCAAACGTGATTCCATATCATCGCTGAATAATTATATCAAACAGATCACTGGTGCGGCCATGAGTGAACAAGAGGCCAAACGACTAATGAAAGGAATGCCGAACCCAGGCATAGGAATGTTTGACGGTGACAGTCCGACAGAATTTAAGGCCAAAATGGATGCAATCCTTGCATCCCTTGACCGGGTAACCGCCCGTGATAATTACATCCTCAAAAACGGGTTAAAGTCTTTTTCTGCCGTATCTCTCGATTCTATGGACGGCATAATTGATAAACGTGGAGAAGAAATCGAATCTGCCCTAAAAAAACAATACCCAGATAAAAAACAGGCGGAACTCAATACCCTTG